GGAACATATTTTCTGAAACAGGAACATTATCGGTGCTCCGTACAAAGCCGCCACCAGATACGCCTAATTTTTTTAGGCGTTCGATCAGCGTCATTTCTAAGATAGCTACAACCGCCACCGCCCCCATTTCGCCCATATCATCACGCACGATTGGGAGAAGGTTATAGCGCGATGCTATGTTCAACATCTCTACCTGATCACGCGCTGGTGCGGTATCGCCTACATAAACTTCGTTATTAATCTGAATCTCAATTTTACGTGCCATTTGTTAGCCTTATATTTAATGTGGTTATGCTCCATTAGTCAGCGCCCGGCAATGCAGTGCCGGGTAACTGAAAATAAAGGAGATTTATGTCACAGGTTCCTATTGTCTGCCCGCAGTGCGGAAGTAAGGTCATCAACGCAACCACCAAAGTGAATTCGTTGGACGATCTCAAGGGTGCCGTTTGCAGAGATTGCGGACGAGAATTCACCAAAGATGATGTTATCGCTCAGGCTCAAAAGACGGCTGCGGATATCATCAGGCAAGCCCTCGGGAAACGCTGATTCCACCTAGCTAACTAACTGAACGATTTTTTCTTTCAGAGGGGTGGTATCAATTTTAATGCTCACCCCTGTTTCAATTTGCCCCATCAGGTTTCCTCACTATCTGCGAACTCAAAGGTAAAGGTTTCATCGCTGGCGCTCTGCTTACCGCCACGCCCCATTCCCCCGCGCTGCGTCATTACCCCGTCAAACGCTTCAACGGTTTCATCGGTCCCGCGTTGCCGGAAGGTAAAGAAAAAATCCACGCCCGACTTCTCAAGCGCCAACAACTGACGGACCTGATCGCAGCCAGGGATCAAACTCACCGATAAACGCTTAGGTCGTGTCGGCCCGTCGAGGCGAACGGAGGTCTTACCGATACCGCGTTTCAGGGTGGCACGGGGATCAATATCTTCAATGGTGATCGGCGGGTCCGTATCGCCGAACTCGTCAATCGGAAGACCGTTGATAATCAGGTCAGCGTGGCTGGCGCCGTAGTTCTTCATTGCCATAGTCCATTACTCCACTGTAACGTTCAGCTCTGCCACATGCCCTGCACGCGACAGAATGACGAGGATTTTTGTTGGCGGGAATTCGCGCTTCTTGCGCTGCGCTTTGGTGAGGGAGAGAACGTCTTCAGCCTTGGACAAAATGACATAACCGAATTTAGACGTTTTCTCTTCCCCTGTTTCCTCGTCGGTGTAATTGCCCTCGCCCAGCACGCCGTTGTTATAGAAGCGCTTGAGAGTGTCGGTCAGCACGTTTAACAACCCCGCATAGCCGCGAGGGGTCAGCGGTCGCTTGGTGCCGACGTTGGCGATATGGTTGTAACCATCAACCTGGAGGTGATTTTTCAGCACGTCGATATTGATCACGTCATCAATGAATTCCCCGTAAGAGGACATTGAAAGGCTGTTGATCACGCGGCAGGTATCTTTCTGTCCCGCCAGTTCTACCGGAGTGAAGAACACCGATTTTTTCGCCTTCAGCGCATTGTAGTGGCTCGTAGTCAGTTCGTCGCCGTCGATGCCTGGCAAAACCTGATACTCTGCCGTAATCGCCGTATTGAGGCCGTTAGGACGGAATTTAGCGAACGTGGCGGCGACCTGAACCATCGAGTGAGCCTGTGACGGGTCAATTTCTATCGCTTCGGGCGCGCGCCAGCCCACCAGCATATGACGATTACCCTTTTTCGCCAGGCGAGAAACGATATCGCCCGTCTCGTTCTGGTCGATCACTTCATCCTGCGTGTTGGTGTACCAGACAGGGTGATCGGTCGTGTCGCTCCAGTCGCTAAGCACCAGTAGATTTTCATCACTGAAATCTTCAGTTTTGAAAAAGTAGTTGTAGCGCCAGGCGGCTTCGTTCGCTTTATTCACCGTGGCGATCAGGCTTTCATCTTCCGGATTTTTCATCCAGACAGTGAGCGAGGAAGGCCGGGGGATTTGCGCAAAATAACGGGTGGCGATCAGAAAAATTTCTGACTCTGTACCGAAATCTTTTCCGATATCTGACGCGCCAGAATAATCGCGGTACGTATCAACCGGAAAGGCTTCATCACGTGCCGTAATCGGTAAAGCTTCGGGTGTCAGTGGTTCGCCTTTTTCGGTCTGAAGCTTTTCCCCGCCCTCCGTTAGAATGGCTGGTTCGCCAGAAGGAAGATCTGACGCATCGGCAAAAACAAAAGCCGTAGTGAAATCGGCGTACCCCAGGCCCGCCGCTCCGATAATCACATTGACCGGAATAATATTGTCTACTGAGTACGCCATACGGCCTTACTCCTCTATGTAATGTTCGATTGAGAACCCCGCAGCGCGTAAAACCTTGCTGCTGACTTCATGCTCAACAAAAAGATGAATGTCGGCCTGCCAGCGCGGCTGGATGCCTGACTGAAAGTGCGTGCTGAGATTTCGGGGATTGCTGACGTAGCGGAAGCCCAGCTGATGGATAAACAGGTAGTCGCTGACGGGAGAACGGAAGTTAGCGTTATGCAGCATCATTGCCGCCTGTGCTGCGCCCTCATTGAAGAAATTCACGGAGAGCATCATTTCCATTGAGGACGCTGTAATTTCCTCTAAATCCTGCCAGTCTTCGCCCAGTGCTTCATCGTGCTCTTCCAGTGCGTCGATATACTCAAGGCGTTGTGAAGGCTGACCGTAGGCCCGAACCGGTATCGGGTTATACGTCGCATACAACCCGCCTCCTGCTGGTGGCGCTCTGCCCTGGTCCGCAAGGATTATTCGCCCCTTATCAAGACCTGAGCAGATGGAAACCAGCCCCTGCAACAATTCGTGGAGTTCGCTTATCTCCCTCATGTGACGGGTTCCCTGATGACCTGAACGACAGCGCGGCAGAAATTACGCCACGGGCGATTATCGGCGGTCATTACGCGCCATCGCCGCATCACTACCCCGTCGCTGAATTCAAGCTGGTCGGTATATTCCCCGCTTTCATCAGGCATGAGATACGTTTTGCCATCGTTGATATGGACCGTCCTGAAGTCACTGATGACCGCCACGCCGCCCTCGCCAACCAGCAGGTTTATTTCCCGCCATTTTCCAGGCTGGACGTTTACGCGCTTCAGCTCTTCGCGTTCGGTTTCCGTTTCCTGCCACACCCCGCCAGGGCCGCTGTAACCCCCCTCCTTACGAATTAACCAGATGCCCCCCTCTATCTTGGATTTGAAGGTCGAATCGACATGGCCGCGCATGTCCAGTCCGTTCCCGTACATATTCAGTCCTCCACAACGTGGGTGATCGCGTTTTTCAGGATGCCTTTATCGATCAGCGGCGTGGCGGAGCCTTTGCGCTTAATCGTTGACGGTGCGTTAGCAGGGGCAATCCCTGTTTCAATCGCCTCCTTGCAATAACCCGCAGCACGCGCCCCCATCTGATCCAGCATCTGAAAAGCGGATATTTCTCCCCGCGTCACCTGACGGGATAGCGAAGCGAACCCCTTTTTGATGTTGTCCACGTTCTGGCGCAGCGGCACGCGCAGAAATGAACGTTCAGGGATACGCCCGTCAGCAGAACCAAATTCATGGACGGCACCTATAACGGCTATCGGTGCGCCGTCTTCATAAACGCCGCTCGCTGCCGGCAAGCCAATCAGAACCCGCTTTTTACTGGTCAGACGGTCCTGAATTTGCTTCAGCTTTTTCGCCAGCTTTTCCCCGCCGCGAACCTCTGAATTAACTTTCATACGATGGCTGGCCCCGCGCTGGCCCGACGCCTCAGGCGTAAAAACTCCACGCCGTACTGAGTCATAGGCAGATCACCGTTAAGAACCAGGTCATCAGTGGTTACGGATGGAACGGCAAAAGACGTTGATTCATCCCCGACACTTTTTGACGCCACCGCATAAAGCGCCCCCGCGTCTTCTTCCTCTTCGGCTCGCTTCCACATAAGAAGCCTGTGGGCTGCATAGGCATACATCCCACGGGCTTTTATCGATGCGGTTTTTGCCCTGTATTTTCCCCAGCGTGGTCCCGTCTCTGCATCAGCCTCTTCCAGCGCACGGATAACAATGTCATCAGGCCAGAGGTCAGCATTCGAAAAGGCGGGATAATACGCGCGGAAGTTCGCCACGATTTGCGCAGTGATTTTTACAGAGTTTTTTCCGGAGGAAGGCATGACAGCAGAGGGAACAAAAAACTGATTAAACATCGGTTTTCCTCCCAATAAAAAACCCACCGTAAGTGGTGGGTTTTAGTCTCCCTGGCTCTGCCATTCTTCGATTTTTTTACGGAGTGTTTCCGCGCTCAGATTGCCGTGCGGCTTCTCCCCGAAAATATTCTGGAACTGCAGGCGAAGCTTAGCCAGCTCATCTGCATCTTCAGGAGAATTTCCGCCAGAACCGGATTTTTCATTCGCAACACCGATCGCCAGTTTTTCAGCTTTTACCCAGCGATGGTTTGACAGGTCAGCATCCACTTCGACCGCACCACGCGGTTTAATAACGTGGCGCTTTCCGTACCTGTCAGCAATAACAATAGGGTTGCGGGTCATGTTGATTACGGTCTGCATTCTTAAACTCCGTCAATGTAATGTGCCGCAGCAGGGATACGCCATTCTGTACCGCCGGTTCGGGTGATAGCAGCGACTTTAAAGTTCAGGTTGTCCGCAGTAGCTGGGGCAAGGAACTGCAGCGGCATAACGTCATGGCCTTTCACCACGCGCATGTTCTTGCGGTACACAAGAAAACGATCTTCTTCCAACGGTGTAGCAATCTGTTCACCTTCATCATTGGTGAGTTCGTGAGAAAGCAGAATGTCGTCCGTAAACTCCATGTCCTTGAAGTTCTCGCGCAGGAACTGCAGCAGCGTGTAGTTCGAGGCGTTGTGATTAGAGAGCATGGTGCGCATCAGCAGCTGCATGTTTTCCGGCGTCATAACAAAATCGGTCGGACGATGAACCGTTTTTGTGTTCGTCAGATACACCTGGTTGTAGGCGTAGCTGAAGAAGTCGATGATCGGCTGCGTACCTTTATCAGGGATTTCCGCAACCAGCTCTTTCAGGGTCGCCCCCGCCGCTTCACGCGTTACGTTCTGGCTGGTATAGAGGCCCTCGCCCACGCCGCGACCGAGCAGGTAAATGCGATTCATGCCCTGCTCAACCACATCACGCACGGCAACCGCTTTTTCCGTATCCAGTGGAATGTCATACAGCATTGAACGACCAATTTCTTCAAGCGTGTAGGTGTAACCCAGCGCCGCCGTTTTGATGTTATGGAAGCCCTGATCCATGGCGATATCGACCGTTGGTACATCAGTAGATGCCGGGCCGAGGAACTGAAGTTCACCGCGTGCATCTACGGTGCGGAACATGACTGTTTCCACCCAATCAGGCGCGGACCCATCCAGCGGAACGAGCTGGGTGTATTTCAGCTGCGGGTATTCCTGACGGTAGGCTTCTGCCTCGATGTGTGCAGCCTGCTGAATCAGGAAACCCAGAGCAGCGGTTGGGGAAGTGTCATAAATTTTTGGCATGGTTAAGTCCTGTAAAAAAATAAGAGAAAATTCGTTTGCACATGTTTAATCCGTAAATCAGTTGCCTGTTAGATCTTCTCTTTAAAAGTTATGACTTCTGATGTGGCGCTCTCTCCATCCACTGTCGCTTTGACAGTAAACTCTCCGACCTCTTCTGAGGTGAGATTTACAGTTGAAAAGCCAGCAGAGTCCGTCGAAGTTGAATCCTTACTCAGCTCCCCGCCAGTTGCCACCCACGAAACA